TATATCATCTATATATCCTTTCACCATTGTTATTACTTCCTTCATGTTTATCTCCTTGTTAGTTAACAAAAAAGGGATTTTCACCCTATCTATAAATATAATATATATTTATCAAAAGTTACAAATCAACATATTTATATATAACCACAAATCTATATAAATTTATCAAATGGAGTATATTATGGCTAATGATTATGAGATATTTGAAGGTAAATCTTTATCTGATCTATTTAAGGATATATATGAGAATACTAAAACAAATAAAACACAATTAGAAGTTCTTATGAAAGAAGTAGTTGGTTTTATAAAAGATGGGGATACTGCAGTACAAATTATTCCTATGTTAAAAGAGTATTTAGAAATAAATGTAAAAAACGATGACCAGTTAGTAAAGGTAGCTGCGATCGTACAAAGAATTATAGCTGCTGAAAATAAAGGTAGTTCAGAAGAGGAGTTTGGTTTATCCGATGCTGAAAAAGAACAACTTATGGGTGCTATAGAAGATGCTGCTACAGACTTACAAAATCATTCAGATGAAATAGCAGATGATATGAAAAGGATTGAAAATTAATGCCATTTTTTAAAAGTAAAAAAAATAAAAACAGAAGAACTGATGGTGGTGGATTTTTAACTTATAATGATGCTTATCAATTAATAAAAGATAATATTGATGAGGCTATTGAGTTTTATGAGTTAGAGCCTGCTATTGTAACAAAAGTTTTTTTAGATCCAAAAGATTTTCCAAAGAAAGATACGCCTACTGGCAATAGTAAAATGCCAGACTATTCTTTCTTAGGAACTGTTAGAGCTAGATTTGTAGAAAGTCAAGATGTCGGTGATGAGATTGATGATTACATAAAACCTTTATCACCTCATATGGTAGCTTATCCTTTAATCGGCGAAGTTGTAAATATAGCCAAACATGGTAATCAAATGTACTACTATCAACCATTGAATATGAGAAACCATGTAAATATGAATGTAGCTAATAATGTTCCTACAGACCCAAAGGTTACAGCACAAACAACAGAACATAATAGGAACTTACTTAGTGAATATGGTGATGTGGTAATAAATGGTAGATTTGGTAATGGTATAAAGTTTGGTAGCGATCCTTTCTATCAATATCCAGATATAAAAATTACCAATAGACAATCAGTACCACCACAGAAAATACAAGACGAACACTACCCACATTTACAAAATATAAATGCTGATGGCTCATCTATTTTTATTACTTCAGGACCAGCTAGAGAAGTTGATGTTCTAATACCATCTACTATAAACTTAACAACTCCTGATGTATTGGATGGTGATATGATTACACTTAATTCTGATAGATTAGTTTTTAATTCTAAGGAAACTGATATACATATGTTTGCTAATAGAAATCTTAACTTATCAGCTAATGAAGAAATAAATTTAGAATTGGGTGTTAATGCTATTGGTGGTAGAATAACATTGGGTGACGCGGAATCTACGAATCCGATGGTATTAGGAAATCAATTAGAAGATTTGTTTGAAAAATTGTTATCATCTTTATCGAGCTTTTCCAACTCTACATCGGGTGCTACAGGCGTATCTGAAATAGCAGATGCTGGTGAAATATTAAAAAAGGATATTGAGGATATATCTATTAATATGTTACCGCAAATATTAAGTGATACAGTATACATAACCGAAAATCAAACGGATGAAATAACTTCTATTAATGAAGTAGAGGGTGAAGTACAGCCAATAATTCAGGTTGCAGGAGTGAGAGGTTAGTTATGAGTGCTATATCAGATAAATTAAAAAATACTATACAAGCCGTATTTGATTTACCTAAAAAAGATATTGAAACTAAAATAGATCAAATAGTAAAAGCTACAAGAAAAGGTGAATCTCAAGGACAACAGATAAAAGATATATTACAAAAAATTGAAGATGTTGAATCTAAAGTAGATAGAGTGAAAGATACAATTAAGACTGTTAATTCAGTAATAAAAAGTTTAGATTCAGCTAAAAAAATAGCAGCTGCTTCTGAAAAAGCTGCAGCTGTTGCTGCTGCTAATCCAGCAACTATGGCTTCAGCTGCTATTGCTATAGTACAGAGAATGATTGTGGAACAAGTGGGTAAGGAAATAGAAGAAGCAAAAAATGCATTAAATGTCGTACCAAAGCTTATACAAAACTTTAATAAATTTATTATTGAAACAAAAGAAAAATTAAAAAAAGTACAAAAAGAAAGAGAAAGAAAAAAGGCTTTGCGAGAACAAAGAAAGAGAAAATTAAATTCTTAATATTTATATATAAAATAGGAGTTACTATGTCAAACACTAAAAAAATAATAGGTTTAATTAGAGAAATGGTTAAACAAGAGGTACAAAAAGAGGTAAGAAAGATACTTATTAGTGAAGGAGCTAAGGCTATAGCAAAAAATACTAATGGTGTTCCCGAAGTACTGCCTAAACCAGTTCCTAAAAAATCTAAGCCCGAAGAAGTAAGTTATACTAGCAATCCAACATTAAATAAAATACTCAATGAAACCGCTCAACAAGGTGAATATGATGAGTATCCAACAATGTCTGGAAAAACTTTTGATACTTCTAGAATGGCTGAGGCTATGGGTTATGGAGATATGGTGGGTGGTACTGAAGAAGCTAGAAGAGAAATTGCAGCTGTTCAAACTGCTCAAGCAGCTGGAGCTGATACATCTAACAAAGCAGTTCAAGATGTAATGAGTAACATAACAAAAGATTATAGTGGTGTAATGAATGCTTTAAAAAAGAAAGATGGTAAATTATAATGAGTGTAGTACAAAAAGATTTAGATGAAGATACTTTTATAGGTTGTGAGTTACCATTAACTTATACAAGTAATGGATTCTTTAATAGAACCAAAACTGCATTAGAACAAGCAAAATCTAATATTAAAAGTCTTCTTTTGACTAACAAAGGTGAGAGATTAGGTAATCCTACTTTTGGCACCAACTTACTTTCGGTAGTATTTACACAAGAAAACACAGATTTAGAAAGTAGGGTTGAAGAAGAAATTAGAGCAGCTATGGGTGAATGGTTACCATTTATAAATATTGTTAATATTGAAACTAATTTTTCTGATGATAATATGTCTACAGCTATTGTTAATTTAAGATTTAGTTTAAATGTAGATTTAACTGCGGAAGAAGATTTAGCATTAGACTTATCAACTTACAATGGTAGTTAATGGGAGAAAGTAAATGCCATATTCAGTAACAAAAAAATCAGTAAAGGAAGTTAGATATTTAAATAAAGATTTTACATCTTTTAAAGATAATCTAATTGAATTTACTAAAATATATTTTCCAAATTCGTATAACGATTTTAATGAATCGTCACCTGGTATGATGTTTATCGAAATGGCTTCATATGTGGGAGATGTTCTTTCATATTATGTTGATAATCAATTTAAAGAAAGTTTATTAGCATTTGCTGAAGAAAAAAGAACTGTATATAATATGGCTCAGTCTTTGGGATATAAACCGAAATTATCTTCTGCTTCTACTACAGATTTAGATGTCTTCCAAACAGTTCCTGCTGTATCAAGTGGAACTGGTGGTAGTTACACAACAAAGCCTGATTTAAGTTATGCTATGAATGTAAAATCAGGCATGCAAATTCAATCTGATACGGGTGTTTCTTTTGTAACAACAGAAGATTGTAATTTTAAATTTTCAAGTTCTTACGATCCTATGACTATTACTGTATATGAAAGTTCTAATAATGTTCCAGTAACATATTTATTAAAAAAAGGTATCCGCGCTTCTAGTGGAGTAGTAACAACAGAATATTTTACATTTAATGCGGCTGAAAAATATAAAAGAATATCATTAGGACAACAAAATGTTTTAGAAATAATTTCTTGTAAGGATAGTGATGGTAATGATTGGCATGAAGTTCCCTATTTAGCACAAGATACAGTATTCACAGATATGGAGAATACATCTAAAAATGATGACCAACTATACACTTACTCAGACCAAGCACCATACCTTTTAAAACTATTAAAGACATCAAGAAGATTTACAACATTTATTAGAGAAGATGGTAAAACAGAATTAAGGTTTGGTGCTGGTACATCGGATAGTCCTGATGAGGAAATAATTCCAAATCCAGATGAGGTGGGTTCTACTTTACCTGGTTCACCAACATATTTAAATACTGCTTTTGATCCTTCTAACTTTTTAGCAACGAAAGCTTATGGACAAGCACCTTCTAATACAGAATTGACTATTACATATAGATATGGTGGTGGTGTGGCTAATAATGTAAGGGCTAATAGTATCAGAAGTATTCAATCGGCTGATATAGAATTAGATGAAACAGGACTTAATGCGGGATTAGCAACTACTACAAAAAATTCTATAGCTATAAATAATCCTTTGCCTGCGGCTGGTGGAAGAAGTGCAGAGAGTATTATAGAAGTAAAAAATAATGCACTATCTTATTTTCAAGCTCAACAAAGAGTAGTTACAAAAGAAGATTATATAACTAGAGTTTATGCTTTGCCGCCTAAATTTGGTAATATAGCTAAAGCTTATATTGTTCAAGATAGTCAATTGGATAGTACATCAGGTGCTAACGCGGATGCTCGTATAGCAAATCCATTAGCTCTCAATATGTATCTTTTAGGTTTTGATGCAAACAAAAAATTAACTACAGTAAATCAAGCAGTAAAAGAAAATGTACAAACTTATCTAACTCAATTTAGAATGGTTACGGATGCTGTAAATATCAAAAATGCATTTGTAATTAATATTGGAGTTAAATTTAATATATTAACTAAAGTTGGTTATAATAGTGAAGAGGTTGTATTAAAAGCAATTCAAAAAGTCAAAGACTTTTTTAATATTGATAAATGGCAAATAGGACAACCAATTGTTTTAGCTGATATAGCTTATCATATATC